GAGCTTTTAGCAAAAACACCTAATAAAAAAGAATTTACCGAAATCGTAAGGGAGGATTCTAAGTTTTATGTAGGTGATGAATGTATCGGTGTCTATATCAATTTGCCAAAGAATATTTTAAAAAATTTAAGGGAAGCTACTCTGACAACAAAATATGTCGAAACTTATAGAACAAGAAAAGCGTTACCCACCAAGTCAAGCGTTTTTGGTGCTTTACCTAGGATACCAATGAGAAATGACTTTTGTAGGTTATCTAACAAAACTTACGAAGAAAAAGAGAATATGAAAAGGTTGATGTCTTTTCAAAAAATACTTTGTGATGTATATAAAGAGCATTTACCAGAGCTTTATAATAAAGACTTAGAATTTGTTAGAGAAAATGTAGATGATGATTATAGGCTTGTTGATACACCTTATACGACAGTTAATATAAATGTTAATCACGCTATAAAATACCATAAAGATAACGGTAATGTTAAAGGCAGTTATTCTAATGTATTGATTTTAAAAGAAAAATGCTATGGGGGGGAGTTGGTTCTTCCGGAATACGGGATTGCACTTGAGCAATCAGATGGCGCCTTATGTATATTTAAAGGGCAAGAAGAAATACACGGGGTTATGCCTATTTTGCCTATTGATGAGGGTTTTTATAGGGCATCTATAGTCTTTTACACTTTAGCCCAGTTAAAACATTGTTACCCATATAAAGAGGAAGTTACAAGGTTAAATATCAAGAAAAGAGAAAGGGCTGTAAAAAGAGCTAACGACATAGACCCTAGAGATAATTAAAAAAAAAGTAAAAAATATTTTTGTATTTAAAAAAAAGTTTATATATTTACAAAGTAAAACAAACAAAAACAAAAATTATGTCAGTATTTATTTTAGATTCTCAAGAAATTATTAAAATCTCAAACACTTTATCAAAGCAGCCTTTAGTTCAAGACTTCGTTAAAAAATTAGATTTCTTTAAACAAAGAAATGAAGGTTTAACAGAAACACCAGAAAATTTTATTGGTCGTGCCGTATGGTATGCTTATGTAGCTAACGTAACTGCTTTTAATGTACAGTATAAAGAAAACGAACCTATTGACTTTAGCATGGAAGGCGAAGAAGATTTTGATACTTTAGGTGAAGCAATTGACTCTTTAGGTTCTTTACTTTATAACTGTTATACAAATGATGGTAACTCTTTTTTAGCTAGCGAATGGATGATAGTTTTAAGAATTATTAAAAAAGAATTTGTAGAAGAGGTTGAATATGATACATATGAAAACATTTATTAAAAGCCAGCTTTTTTTATTTTAGTTTTTTAGCATTATAACCCCAGTTTTGGCTCTGGGGTTTTTTTTATGTAGTTTTGTAAAATGGGAAAAGACACAAATTCCAACAGAAAAATAAGAAAAAAGGCGTTTATAGAAACCTTTAAAAAAACTTTTGGCAATGTTTCTCAAACTTGCAAAGTCCTAGAATTAGATAGGTCTACTTATTATAAGTGGTTGAAAGAAGATGAAGATTTTAAAAATGAAATTGAAACGGTAGAGCCAAAAGAATTATTTTTGGACTTTACAGAATCTAAGTTAGTTGAGAAAATAAATACCGGGGACACAACCGCAATAATATTTACTTTAAAAACAAAAGGTAAATCTAGGGGGTATATAGAGCGTAAAGAAATAGAACACCAAGGAGGCATAGAAAGCACATTAATAGAGTGGAAACCAGCAAGCAAAAGCGAACAGTAGAACAATTTTGTAACAGGCAGTTTTACGACGTTCTAAATTCAAATAAAAGATTTCGTATCCATCAAGGTGGAACCCGAAGCGGCAAAACGTATGCGATATGCCAATACTTGGCCTATTTACTTGTCAGTTCAAAAGAGCCTTTAGTAATATCTATAATTAGAAAAACATTACCAGCGCTTAAAGGTTCAGTACAAAGGGATTTTATTTCTATTTTAGAAAGCACCGGTATCTATTGGAAAGGCGTACACAATAAAAGCGAAAATACTTTTAAATATAACGACCACTTAGTCGAGTTTTTAAGTGTTGACGAACCGAAAAAAATAAGAGGACGAAAACGCGATATTGCTTATTTGAACGAGGGGAATGAGTTACTGATTGAAGATTTTAGGCAAATCAATATGAGAACTACTGACTACTTAATAATTGACTTTAACCCTTCCGACCCTGTGCATTGGATTTACGAGGATTTAATACCTCGCGAAGATTGCGAAACTTGGATAACAACTTATAAAGACAATCAGTTTTTAAGTCCAGAGCTAGTAAATGAAATTGAGAGAATGCGAGAGCGCGACCCGGATTACTGGCGAGTTTATGGAGATGGGCAAAGGGCTGTATTTTCTAAAAGGCAAATATTTAGTAATTGGAACTTTACCAGTGTTAACAGCTTTCCAGAGTTTGACGATGTTATATTAGGGCTTGATTACGGTTACTCGAATGACCCTACCGCAATCGTAGAAATATATAAACAAGGCGACAAATTATTTTTTCATGAGATTTGCTATGCTACGGGAATGACAAATCAAGATATAATTAACTTAATAAAAGATAAGGGACACGAACAAACTTTAATAATAGCAGAATCGGCAGAACCAAAATCTAACGACGAATTAAAGCGCGCGGGCCTATGGGTTAAACCAGCTATAAAAGGAGCTGGTAGTATTAACGCTGGGATAAGTTTATTAAAAGAGTTTGATATTACAGTAAGCGAGGAAAGCCATAATTTAAAAAATGAATATTTGAGCTATTACTGGCAAGAATTAAAAGATGGTACGATTATTAATAAACCACTTGACCGCATGAACCATTTAATGGATGCGCTTAGATATGGTGTTTACTCGGAACACTCAAATAAGAACAAGTTCTTTGTTATTTAATTGTTATTTTTGTAAAATAAAATTTTAAGATGGCTAACTTTCTGCAAAAACTTATACAAGGTCTAAGTTCAAAAAATCAAAATACTGGAGTTGATTTTAATAAAGCGATTTATAATTACCTAGGCGACCAACTGGTTTGGAACCCAGAAAAAGATGATACTTATATCAATAAGGGATATAGGTATAACAGTACAATTTACTCTATTATAAACTTAATTAATAAATCAGCGAGTACTATACCTTTTCAAGTTTATGAAGTTCAAAAAGAAAGCGATTTAAAGAGGTATAAATCTTTAACTAGCGGTGAGCTAAGCCAAACTACTTTAAGTAAAGCAGAGCGTCTTAGAAAGCATTCTCTTATTGAATTAGAGCATACAGAACTACACGAACTTTTAGAGCGCCCAAACCCTGCGCAATCTTTTAGTAGTTTTTTACAAGAAATTATCGCCTTTGGTAAGCTTACCGGGAATCGATATGTTTACGGTATAAGACCAGAAACTGGAGCGGGAGCAAATAAGTTTAAAGAGCTTTACGTTTTACCTAGCCAAGTAGTCGAAATAAATTCCGGAGGTTTAATGCAACCTGTAAAAGATTACTCTTTAGAGTATAATGGTAGCCACAAAATACCAGCCGAAGAAATTCTACATATTAAAGATTTTAACCCTTATTACGATGGTACTGGTTCGCACCTTTACGGTATGTCTCCCCTTAAAGCTGGGCTTCGTTCAATGGATGCGAATAATGAGGCGTTAACTACTGGAGTTAAATATTTACAGAATCAGACAGCTAGGGGGGTGCTTATGTCCGATGAAGGCGATTTAAACGAAACACAAGCCAGAGCGTTAAAAAGTAAATTCAAACAACAATACCAAGGGAGTAATAATGCTGGTGATGTTATTATTACGCCTAAAAAATTAAGCTGGGTTAACTTTGGATTAAACGCTGCAGACCTTTCTCTATTGGAGCAGTACGATAGCACAGTTAAAGACCTTTGTAATATATACAATGTTCCTGTTCAGCTTTTAAATAATACAAGCGCATCAACTTACAACAATCAAAAAGAAGCTAAGAAGGCGTTATATCAAAATGCAGTAATTCCAGAACTTATAAAAGTAAGAGATGAACTTAATAGATGGCTTACGCCGCTTTATGGTGAGAAATTATACATTGATTTTGATTTCACTGTTATTCCCGAACTACAAGAGGAAACGGAAAAAGTGGTACAACAAATGAGTCAAGCGTGGTGGCTTACTCCAAACGAAAAAAGAGCCGCTACAGGTTATGGAATAGATGAAGAAAACCCGGAGCTAGATAAGTATTATGTTCCTGCAAATTTAATCCCAGTTACTGGCGACGAATTGCCAGAACAAGAAGATTTAAAAGAAGCTGATGTTGATTACATTGCTTTAATGAAAGCTGAGGTTGTCGGTTCGAAAGATATGTACACCACAATACAAGAAGCTAAAGACAGAGCAGCACAGTTAGGCGGCGCGGGTTATCATAGCCACGTTTTTAGAGGTGGTACTATTTATATGCCTTTTGAGAACCACGAAGCTTACGAGGCTGCTATATCTGGAAGGCTTGATGAATATTACGAGGACTTGCAAAGAAATAGAGAGGACTACGACGAAGATAGTTATATTGAAGAAAATAGTATGATTGAAAAGGCTAGTTATAACGACTACCCACAATCAGCGACAAATAACGCTACAAGAATGATTGAATGGCGCGAGAAGTACGGCCGAGATGAAGTTAAAGGTGGTACCGCTGTCGGTTGGCAAAGAGCGTCAAGTTTAGCTAAAAGGGAAAAGTTAAGCGAAGATACTATTGCTAGAATGGCACAATTTAATAGACATAAACAAAACGCTACAGTCGACCCTAAATACAAAGACACACCTTGGAAAGATAATGGATATGTAGCTTGGAATTTATGGGGTGGAACTAGCGGAGTAAATTGGGCTATAAATAAAATCAAGAAATTAAGAGGCGAATAATGCCATTTGAACAAGACTACCAAGAAGGCTGGGAATCAAAACTTGAGGCAGCTGAACAAAAAGAGTTTAAACCTTTTTTGACATTCTTTAAAAGAGAATACAATAAAGGCATAGACACTTACCTAAGTACTGGCAAAGTTGCAAACTGGGAAACCCTTTTTAATACAACTGAGATAAGTGCTTTGTACGCTGTTCTTTATAGAAATATAGGGATGGTGTTCTCTGGGTATTATGCAGACACTTTTAAAGGGATTTACAAGCCTTATATAAACCCACAGGATTATAGAAATGTTTGGCGTGATAGTTTTGAGAATGTAGGAAAAAAGATAGCGCAGTTTAGAGGTGCTTCGGTAAGTGAAACGCAACAAAAAGAATTAACTAAAGTAATACAACGATTTCACTCTGCGCCAGAATTTCAAAACCTAAACGAGCGGGAAGCTGGCAAGATTTTGAGAAACCAAGTTAAAGGAATATCAGATTGGCGAAGTAAAACTATTGTAAGAACCGAAGCAACAAACGCGGCTAACTTTGCAAGTATGCAAACGGCCAAAGATATGTACGGTGAAGATAACCTGCAAAAGAAATGGCTTACAAGTTTTGCAAATAGTAGAGATGCTCATATTTCTGCAAATGGCCAAAAGAGAAAGTTTAAAGAAATGTTTGACGTAGGCGGTGAGTATTTAATGCACCCCGGCTCTGGAAGTAAAGCGGAAAATAACATCAATTGTAAATGCGTGGTACTGACTACGCCTGTTTAAAAAATTTATATCTTTGTACTATGGAAATTTTATATAAATCAACTCATTTAGGTGAATTAAAAGATGCAGACGAAAAAACTGGAATTGTTAAAGGCTACGGCTCTGTGTTTGGTAATATTGATTCTGACGGCGATATTATAAACAAGGGGGCATACACTAAAACAATAACCGAAAACGGTAGTCGAGTGAAATATTTATACCAGCATGATATGGATAAGCCACTTGGCAAAATGCTAAACCTGTACGAAGATGAAAAAGGTTTAGTTTTCGAAGCTCAAATACCAAAGACAAGGTTAGGCCTTGATGTTATGGAGCTTATGAAAAGCGGAGTTATTACAGAAAACTCTGTTGGTATATTACCAATTCAAAAAGAAATGGTTAAAGGTAACAGGCATATTAACGAAGTTAAACTTTATGAGATTAGCGCCGTTACACTTGCTGCAAATGACCAAGCTATGATTCTGGATGTAAAGGGTAGTTTTAACCAAAACAAAATCTTAAAGCGCTACGAGAATATGGCTAAGCTTATACGCAAAGGCGATATTTCGGATGACTTAGGTTATGCGCTTGAAGCAGAGATATTAAAGCTAAAATCTTTATTTGAGGCAGTAAGCACTCAGCCGACTGAGATGACAGTCACTGAGCCGCAAGTCGTAGAGAAAGATGAAAGCCCTAATATATATCAATATTTAATTAATAAATTTAACGACCAATAAGATGGAAAACAAAAATAACCAGCTTGAAGAACTTGGCGCTTTAATTGATTCTAAAATCGAAAAAGCTTCCGGGCAAGCAATGGATAACGCTAAAGGTGAGTTTGAAAGTTCACTAAAAAGCGAAATCGAAAACCTTACAAATAAATTTGTTGAGGTAAATGACAGAATCGATGCTAGTGAAGTAAGCATGAAGAAATCATTTGAAGGAGCTAAAAAAGCATCTTTCAAATCTTCACTTACACAAGCTATCAACGAGGGAGCTTTAAAGGGAATTACAGAAGGTAATTACAACGCTGCTAAATTTGAAATCAAAGCGGCTGGCGATATGAACATTTCTGGTAATACTACTGGTGATGTAGCAGAAATCGATAGAGTAGCAGGGATTAAGGCTGAGGCTTTAAGAGCTGACCACATTCGTGGATTACTACCACAAGGTTCTACAAGCGCTCAGACTATTAGCTATGTAAAAGAAGCTAATGCTGAAAATGGAGCGGCTGCAGTAGCTGAAGGTACTACACTTGCACAGTCAGATATTGACTTGGTAGAAAGTACTGTTAAGTTAGAGAAAATCGGAACTTACATGAGAATTACAGAAGAAATGATTAACGACATTCCAGCGTTAACTTCATTCCTTTCTGCTCGTATTCCTCAGCGTATTTTAACAGCTGAAGATAACGAAATCTTAAACGGTGATGGTTCAACTCCTAACTTAGATGGTTTATTTACTGACGGTACTGCTTTTGCAGCTGGTGGATTTGCTAACGCTATCGAATCAGCTAACGAGTATGACGCTCTTATGGTTGGGTTAAACCAACTACAATTAGCTAACTACAAGGCGAACGTAATTTTATTAAACCCAACGGATTTACATAAAATCGTATTGTTGAAATCAACTGCTAATGAGTACTTGAAAAATCAAATTTACCAAGGGCTACAGCCTTCAATCGCTGGAGTACCAATCGTAACTAATACTGCGGTAACAGCTGGTAAATTCTTGATGATGGATAGTAACTCAGCAACTCAGTTCTGGGTGCGCCAAAACTTGGCAGTCGAGTTTTCTAAGGAAGATTCTACTAACTTTAGAGATGGGTTTGTAACTGTACGCGCAACTGAGCGAGTAGCTTTAACTAACTACGAGCCTAAAGCGATTGTACAAGGTACATTTAGCACAGCTAAGACAGCGCTTGAAACTGCATAGTAAGTTTCAAATGTTTGGAATTAAAGAGGGGGGTATTGCACTCCCCTTTTTTATGTTTAAATAAATAAAAGTAAAAAAAAGTTTGGTAGTTAAAAAAAACTTTATATATTTGTAGAAACAAACAAACAAATAGAAATTATGACAAAAATGTTCGCAATTCAAGACAGCCAAAATAACTTTTTTATAAAGAATAGAAATATGGGAGTAATTAATATTCCAGAATTTG